GTCATCAATGGCGCTCGAAATATCGGACTTATCCCTAAAGGTAAGGCTGGTAACAGAACTAACGGTATGGATGGCTTGATTGTTATGGCTGGTCTTGACCCTGCAGGTTCTGGGTTTACTGCAGCCGTATGTATCGGCTTAGACATCTCCACACAGAAGCGATATATCTTGGATGTGTCCAACCAACCAGGCATGAAGCCTGATGGTATTCGTTCCTTAATTAAGGACTGGACAGACAAGTACCGAGTTTCTGAGTGGCGAGTTGAAAAAAATGCTTTTCAAACCATGTTAACTCAGGACCGAGAGGTTCGGGAATACCTCACAAGTAAGGGTGCAACACTTAAAGAACATCATACAGGAAACAATAAATGGGATGCAGACTTTGGTGTTGCATCGCTTACTACCCTGTTTCACGATTATGAAGAAGGCAATGCCCTTATTGAATTTCCATCAACGCATCAGTCAGAAGGTTTAAAGGCTCTGATTGAGCAGTTGATTACCTGGTACCCAGATGCGCCTAAGTCACAAAAGACTGACTGCGTAATGGCGTTCTGGTTCGTTGAACTAGCATGCCGAGACAGAATTACATCAACACAGTCGTACTCACGAAGGCACGGCAACTACAGCATATTTCAAACGAAGTATGACCGTCAACAACAGACTTACATAAATCTGGATGAACTAGAGGATATGTACGCATAGAAAAGGAGGTGGATGTGGCTTACTCTATCGAAGATATTAAAGAGAACTATGACCGCTACCGCCGTATTTACGCCGAGCGCGATGCTCGCATGCAGAAGGTCCTACTTGTTCGCAAGGGTTTAATGCGCGATGTCTACCCAGACTTGTTCCCAGACGGTCCTTTCTCGGACCCAATCGTGGCAAACATGGTGGATATTGCAGCCCGTGATACCTCCGAAGTAATCGCTCCACTTCCAGCATTTAACTGTAACTCACCATCTATGGTGTCAGAGACTGCTCGCAAGAAGGCAGATAAGCGTGAAGAAATCGTTAACGCTATCGTTGACTTCTCAGACTTGCAGACACAGATGTTTAGCGCTGCTGACAGATATGTAACTTATGGTTTTGTTCCAGCACAGATTGAAATTGATTATGAAGTAAAGATGCCTCGCATCAACTTCTTTGATTCAACAGGTTGCTACCCAGTAATGGACCGCTTTGGTCGTGTGCTTATGTTCTTCCAGCGCATGCAGAAGCCAACAGCAGAGTTAATGGCTGAGTATCCAGAGTTGGCTCATCTTATTTATGATAGAGACAATCCTTCAACCATGTCTGAGATTGTTCGTTACCACGACAAAGACCAAGATGTTTTATTCCTACCTAACCGCCATGATTTAATCCTTGCTCGTAGCAAGAATCCAATCGGCAAATGTCTTATCCGTGTTGTAGAGCGCCCTTCACTTGATGGCGAAAGCCGTGGGCAGTTTGATGATGTGCTTGCAATTCAAGTTGCAAAAGCACGATATGCGCTTCTTTCACTTGAAGCAGCAACCAAGTCAGTACAAGCCCCCATCGCAATGGGAAGAAACGACCAGGAGTTAGCCCTTGGACCAGATGCAATTATTCGTTCTGAACGCCCTTCCGAAATTCGCCGAATCCCGTTGGAGATACCGCAAGGTGCTTTTGCGCAACAGCAAGTGCTTGAAGGAGAACTGCGCTTAGGCAGCCGTTATCCTGAGTCACGAACAGGTAACATTGATGCTTCAATCGTTACAGGTCGTGGTGTGCAGGCTCTTATGGGTGGATTTGATACCCAGGTTAAGACAGCACACGCAATGTTTGCTCGCGTATTTGTTGACTTGATGGGTCTAGCCCTAGAAGTTGACGAAAAAGTATTCGGTGGAGAGATTAAAGACATCAAGGGTAACCGTAATGGTGTGCCTTATGCGATTAAGTACAACCCAGCCAAGGATATTGCTGGCGATTACACCGTAGATGTTCAATATGGTTTGATGGCAGGGCTTGACCCTAACCGCGCATTGGTCTTTGGACTACAAGCACGCGGTGATAAGTTGATTTCACGCGACTTCCTACGCCGTCAGATGCCATTTTCGTTTAATGCATCACAAGAAGAAGAAAAAGTTGACACCGAGGAACTGCGCGATGCTATGAAGCAAGCGATTGCATCATACGCACAGGCAATTCCTGCACTTGCATCCCAAGGTCAAGACCCTTCTGACATTTTGTACAAACTTTCATCAGTTATTAACGCACGCCAAAAGGGAACTTCAATCGAGGTTGCAGTTTCAGAGGCGTTTGCTCCAGTCGAGCAACCAGCACCAGCGATGCCTGAGCAGATGGGTCCAGAAATGGGCATGCCAGGGCAACCAGGTGCAGGCGGTGGACTACCAGAAGGCTTAAGTGCTACTGGTCGCATGGTTGGTGTGGCACCAGGACAGATTGCTCCAGGTGGTAGACCCGATGTTCAATCATTACTAGCAGGATTAACACAAAGAGGTGAGCCTAATTTACAGGCTTCACTAATCCGCCGTACACCAGCCTGAGGAGGTGAAAGAAATATGAAGATGATGAAAAAGAAAGTCGCTAATCAAGGCACAGCAGGAAAAGCATCTGTTGCACCAGCCCGCAAGGATGGTGTACCACGCGCAGGTTCGTCTGCAGGAGGCTCAACAGCCTTTGGCAAGCAACCTGGAGGAACTAGAGGTTCAAAGAACAAGTAGTGAACTAAGTCGCCAATGTACAGCGACTCTAAATAAGTGGCAGGAACTATCCTGGGCAAGATACCAAACTGCTCACCAAATTTTAATTAGTCGCTCTTATAGCGAAGGGAAATAGAAATGGCAATAGCAGCAGAAAATAACTTCGGAGTATCCGCAACAGGCGGTGCTGGTAGCGCAGGTCAACCTGCACAGTACACACCTAATATGGATAACGGCGGCGATTTCTACGAACTTCAAACAGCGGCAAAGATGAACAAGTCAGGCGTTAATCTCAAGGCAGCAGGTTCCACTATGCGTGGCGCTGCTGATTCAGGGATTGTTCCTATTGATGCGCCCACTATTTACCCAGAAGAAGGTGTAGATACTGGTGCTGCCATGGGACCAAACGCAGGCGAAGAAGTAATGGCTGCACCTTCAATGCTTAGTGCGCAGAACAATGAGGATATTGCTAAGTTAACCGCATATCTTCCTGTATATGCCCGCATTGCAGAGTCTCCAAATGCTACAAATGCTACTCGTAACTTTTACCGTTACATGCGAAGCAGAGTGCAGGGCTGATGGCTTGGTATGATTCAGTAGGAAAGATGGCGAAGTCGGTAGTTGACTTCACTGGAATTCCTGGCTTAATACACGATATTTCAACCGCTGGTTCAAATGATGACCCGTGGTATGTAGATGGTATCAATCTTGTTAAAGATACCGTTAAGATTGGAACTACTCCAGTTCGTGGAGCCGTCAAAGGCTTACTTGCACTAGGTCAAGAATCCTATGAACTCGGTGGCAGGGTACGCCGTGAGGGTGTAGATGTACTTCTAAGTAACCCGTTTATGTACAACAAGTACAAGCGCGACAACGAATCGTACTCAGACTACACAACTCGCGTAGATAGAGAGAAAGAAAACATCTCTCTAGGTCAAGCAACACTTGGCGCTATATCTCCAGGTAAAAACGCAGGAGATTCCAGCGGATGGTTTGCTGATTGGACTGATAATAACTTTAGATTTATGTCATCTGGCTTTGATTTATTCAGCGCAGAAGATAGAGAAGTTGCTTTTAATGACCAGTACACAGGTAAATTTATCTCTGGTATCCAGGATGTTGTTGCCTCTACTATCATTGACCCACTGACATTTACAGGTTTCTTGGGTAAAGGCGCAGTAATTGCAGCCAAAGCACCAATGCTTGAGAACATCAATGGTCGTACAGCCCGTGCAGTCTTTGGTAAGTTTGCTATGACCAATGACCGCTTGGATGGATTGCTTACTAAAGCCCTTGATGGCAAGGGTGGAGCAGTAGCAGATATTAAGTTTCTTGCAGAAAGCGATGCTAAAACACAGTACGCTTACTGGAAAAAGAAGCGCGTAACTAACCCAGATGCCATGGCTTATATCTTTGGTAGGGCTAATACGGATGAAGAAGTAATTGATACCTTCCGTGCAGTTATGCTTAAAGACACAACAGCACTTGCTAAGCGTGCTGAGGCTGACCCCAATGTAGCACTTGCACTTGATGCGGCGCAGGATGTTCCACATCCACATCGCCAAGCACTTGAAGGTAAGTTAGATGGCGACATACTTGTATCTGAACCTTACAATAGCGCACTAGGTGTGCATGTTAAGTCACTTGCAGAAGAAGATTTCCGTTATCGTGCAGCACTTGAGACTGTATCAACTGGTGGACAACTTAAGTATGGATTTAGCCGTGGACCATGGGAAGGCAAGTTGGCTGCAAAGTCATCTAAGCAAGCGCGTGAGACATTTGCAGAAGCAGACTCTGCTATCTTCCAAGCATCTTCACTGCATCCAATTATTAAGGTTGTTAATTATCTTTCAAAGGAACTGCCAAGTGGCGCGTTCAATGTAAATGATGGTGACTCCTATGTAGAGTTTAATGCTTTCTTGCGTGAGGCTAACCTTCTTTCAAGAGGTAACTTCGGTGCTAAGGCTGCAGCCTATGCAGATGAATATCTTGCAGGGGTTACACCAGGTGAGCGTTTAAATACTATTAAGCGTGCTGAGCGTGATGCAATGGAAACACTATTTCCTAATTACGATAAGCAGCAACTAGATACACTCTATGCAGTCTTTGATGCTCGCCGTGCGAGCGCAATCAAGAAGCATAATGACCAAGGCTTTGTTTCCTACATGGAGAACGGTCAAGTTGTTGTTGCTCAGGCTCCAGTGCTACAGCGAGAATCTGCAAACATTGTTGTTATTGCAGACTTACGCAAACTTAAGCACGGTATTGATGCACATGAAATGACATTGCCAGGACTCCTTGATGGTATTCAAGTAGAAGATATTGCAATGCGTACAGAGCGTGGCTTGGCTGCGCTTAATACAGTCAATGACATCTTCAAGACATCGGTATTGATGCGCCTTGGTTACACAGTTCGTAACCTTACAGAAGCGCAACTATCTATGCTTGCAAAGGGTTTTGCTCTACCAGCAATGGTTGCGGCAGGTGGTAAGGATGGCGTTGCACGCTTCTTTAATAACCGTAAGGTTGGATTCAACCGTCTTATTGACCAGGTAAATGTTTTTAGTGGCAAGGTTGATGATTTAAAGACTTTGCAATATGAATTTGCTACAGGTATTGACCAACTGCGTGCAGTAGATATGAGCCGTCAGCAACTTGCTAAGGCTATATCAGTTCGCATTGGCGAGATTGAAGCCGATAGATTTAAGTTGCGCCTTACTGGAGATACTGGTCCTCTCAATGTAGAGGATGAACTTCGCACACTTCGTGGCGCACTTGAGGATTTAGAGTCAGTGACTCTTTACCACGGTAGCCCAGATGATGTATTTAATCTTGACAAGACTCGCTCCCTTGCCTTATCTGCTTCGCCTACGATTGCTAATCGTTACGCATCAGGTGGCATTATCAAGTCAGTTGAACAGTACATCCCAACTCCGTCAGGTCGCCCTGGTCGCTTAGGGGAAAAGCCACGAAACAAGGCTGGCGAACTTGCGCCTCTTAATGAGGAAAAAGAAGTAACTCGTTTAAACCCCAACATGCAAAATTATACTCGCGTTGGTTTGGTAAAAACAGATTTCGTTAAAAAGTTTATTGAGATGGACCGCACTGCTCCTGGATATAAAATTCCAGATTATAGTGAAGGAACCATTGCAAAGATTACAGAAGATTTAAAATCTGGTAAAGGATTTACCGACCCACTTCTTCTTGATTATTGGGTTGGCAAAAATGGAGAACTTTATTTAAATCTAACAGAAGGCAACCATCGTATTCAAGCAGCAATGGCTGCTGGTCTTGATGAAGTTCCAGTTAGAATCCTTAGGGGTTATGCATCAAATACTGAGGGCAGAAAACTTACTGGTTTTGAATCTCGCGTTAAACCAGATGCTAGTGGTTACACACCAGGAGAACTAAATCCCCGTGATTTGTTACCAGAAGATGTACTTAAAGACTTAAAAAGAAAAGACACATATTCTCCCAAGCGTGAAGATGTACTTAATGAGGCAATGCTTCGACTCCAATCAGATATGATTGATGCTGTCAATAGCGGTGCCTCAGTTGAAATCAAGCGTGGTGCTACATGGCAGAAAGTCAAGGCTATTGACTATGAGACACTTGTACTTACTAGCGAGACAGATGAATTAGAAACAGTTTTGTTTAAGGACTGGTCAGTACGCCCCGTCTTTAGAGTTAATAAAGTTAAGGGTTCAGTAACCCCAGTGCGTGCCTACGGCAAGCCACTTTATATGACTCAATGGAGTGACATCCCTGTAGAGATTAAAGATGCCGCCTTCGGTGGCAAGCAAAAGGCTTACCGTGCATGGGTAACCAGCAAGGGTTGGAAAGATGCAGGCGACCCAGCAACTAAGGTTATGCAAGATAACGGCTATGGTCGTTTGATTGTTGCAGATGATAAGCGTGCAGGTGGCGTAAGTCACATTGTTCTCCCTGGCACCATTGGTGCAGAGGGTCGAGAGAACAGTGTTAAGTCTTACCTTTCTAAACTTGATGAAGAAAAGTTAGCAGAAGTTGTTGAGGATTTCCCAGCAATGGAGCAGAAGTTTGCAACTGCTAAAGAACGCCGCATGGCTCGCCATCAGGCAGTAAAGCGCCAACGAATACAGCGTAGAGACAACGCAGTTAATCCTTATTACACTAAGGAAAATGTCCACGCTATGATTAACAATGGTGTTGAGGATGCTGCTGAGAATCTCTCACGCATCTACGCAATGCAACATGCACATCTTGATGATATGGCAGACCGCATTGGCGCTCGTATTACTGCAGCCGAAAGCAATGCAATCAAGTCACGCACTGGTTATGGCACTATGGATGTTGCGGCAAATGGTCACAACTACGCACTGCCTAATGCTTTTGAAGGTGCATCATGGTTCCTTGGTCGTACATCTGCTGAGCAGACATGGAACGCAATGGTATCTTCACAAGAGATGGCGTTTACAACTGGCATAGGTTCACGCACAGTAAGCGGAGTTAAGCCTAATGACCCACGCTATTTTGAGGCTTGGTCAAACATACTTAACATGCACTTCCGTGACCCAGAATCAGGAGTGATGGACCCATTGGTTCGCCAGATTCTTGACGGTGCCACTGATGCAGATTTACTTAAGTGGTTCAAGACATTTGATGGCAGCAAGTATGCCAATGATACCTACACCCGCGTTGGTGAAGGCATTGGATTTACTAAGTTGCGTGCTGGTGAACTTGATGAACACCTTGCAGAGAAAATTGCAATCACTCGCAATGCTGTAAAGGTTTACATCCCAGATGAGGAAACAGCGCTATTCCTTTCAGCGGCTACCCCAGAGGGTAGACCAATGACAGGCGGCGAAGTTCAGGATTATCTAGTCAATCGCTTTGGTAAGAATCCAGAGGAGTTGCCAGAAATCAACGGACTTCTTGTTACTACCTCTAAGGAATACAAGGACCAAGAGCGCCTTATTGATACCTTTAACCGCCGTGTAATGCGCTTCCTTGGCTCACTGCCAGAAGATGTATTTGCTCGTCACCCATTAACGCAGAGTGTTTACTCTCGCCGTTTGCGTTTAAACATTGACCAGATGGCTACAGCCAAGGGTACTGACCGTCTAACTGCAGAAGAACTTAGCCGTGCAGTACGCGGTGCAAGAGAAGAAGCACGCCAAGAAGTAGAGCGCACGCTCTTTACGATTGTTCGCCGTACAGGTGCATCATCTAGCACAGTAATGTCACTGATGTTCCCCTTCTATAAGGCTTATGAGAATACTATTAAGCGTTGGGGTGGTATCGTCACAGAGAACCCTTCTGTCTTAACCAACATCTCACGCACCATTGCTCAGGTAGTTAATGGGCAGTTAGTTGTAGACCAAGATGGTAACCGCATTGAAGATGCTACTCAGATTAGCGCAGGCGGTAACCTGGTTATTCAAGTTCCACAAGGATTCATCAATTCACTTCCAGCATCATGGAAGCCTATTGTTGAAAACTCATTTAAGAACATTAACATCCCGCTGCAAAGCCTTGATGTTATTACACAGGGTCAACCTGGTAACCCAGGTGCTGGTCCTATCCTTGTTGCTCCAGCATATCTAATTCTTAAGAGCCGCCCAGAACTTGAACAAGCCTTTGAGCCTTTCTTCCCAGCGGGTCAGCCACAAAAAGTAACTGACTTGTTTACTCCTGCTGTAATACGCCGTTTAACAACGATGTGGACACAGGATGAACTCTATGTTCGTACCTTTAATCAGATGCTTCGTTACGAAACATACAACTTCAATTCAGGCAAGCGTGATGAGCCTACATTGGATGAGATTACAGACAAGACAAACAAGTTCTTCTTGCTCCGTGCGTTGACTTCAATCTCTGCACCATTTGCTATCTCACCTGAGATGGATTTCTACCAGCGTGCGTTCCGTCAGTTCCAAGAACAATACGGAGCAGGCGAAGCAGAGGCTAAGTTCCTTGAGATGTATCCAGATTACTTCGAGGCTACCGTCAGTCTTTCTAAGAGTCCAGGTGGGCTTGAGGCAAATGTGCAGACAGTGCGTAACCTTAAGAAGTACGGCAACCTTATGGCTGCTGCAGAGGCATCTGATAACCCAGAGTTGATTGGCTTCCTTGCCAATGACTTTGATGGTCAGTACACATTTAGCCAAGCAGCATACCAATGGCAGTACCGTAAAGGTGCATACCCTGGTTCAAAGAATACTTATCGTCAGAATCGTAACCCTGCTGAACTCGTACGCGATGCCAACATCAAGCGTGGCTGGACTGAGTTCGGAAGAATTATGGATGGCATTGATGCCTTCAAGATTCAAAACGGTATCTCATCTGACCGCGACCCTAAACTTGCTAACCACTTAGAAGCAAAGCGACTATGGGTTAAGGCAACTGCAGAAGTTAACTTCGACTGGTACTCAGAGTACATCTCACCAGATAGAGGCAAGTACGAGCGCCGTGCAAGAGTTCTTGAGACAGCGCTACAGGATAAGGCTTGGATGACTGCCAATGGCAATCGCCCAGTAGTTAAATCACTTGCTGTCTACCTAGATGTACGCAAGAAGATTGCTGCAGTCCTTGCTCAGCGTGACCGCTTAGGCGGTTCCGCTTCACTAGAAGCAAAGAGCAATGCAGATGTTTCAGATGTATTCAGCGCAATTAAAACACAGTTGGTTGCA